ATGGTCACAGTCATGTTTTCATTGGTGCCATAGTTGGCATCATTGTAGTTGACTGCCTGCAGATAACATCCCAACAAGTTCCACTCTTCCAACACTATAGGAGCATTGGTTCCGTTGCCGCCGTCTAGGACCTGGAACTGTGTGGTAAACTTGTAGTCAATACCAGCTGCTGCTGAACTTTGTTCCATGAAGTCCAACTGTTTCTGTAGTTGCTCGCCAACCAATCTGCTGATGTTGCCAGCAGCATCATCACGCACTTCGCAGGTCACATCTTGCCAGCTGTGTTTGCCAGCAATCTTGATGGTGCTGTTATAAACTGGTAAGTCAATGTTTTCAAATGTCACATTAGGACGTGCAAAACTGATCACTTGTTTGGTCAGTTCTGTGGTCTGCGAAGGAGAATTTCCAAAGCCAAGACCCGTAAAGTACACGCGGAAGCGGTACTTGAGTTTGGGCATCAACAGACCCTGGCTTGGCGGATTTGCATCGCTGCCTACTGGTACTGTCAATCTTGTTAGTGAGCTGGTTGCCATTTGTAATTCTCCTGTGTGCTTGTATTTATCGCTCTAAATCTACCTAGGCAGCTGCCTGGGCTTGTATGGTTCCTGTGTTCTGTATACGCATTGGTATATAGATGAACTCCACAGCCTTGGTAGGTTCTATAGCAATGTCCACATATAGTTCGTTGGCGTCTATGGTAGCCGGTGTGTTGTTGCTGGTATCGCAAACCACCAAATAGTCATAAACTCCACGCTTGTTGACCAAGTCAACCATGAGTGAAGTAATCTGATTGGTGATGCTGGCACGTGTTATAGTGTCATTGGGTTCAAACAAGTACTGATTGCCAATGATTTCTAAACGTCCACGCAGGTATGCTACCAAGCGTGCCACATTGATACGATCCAAGGCAGTTGCGTTTCCTTGCAAGGTATGATTACCAAAGTTGGTTATGCCGGTACCAGGTATGAACGTGATTGGGTTGATGTCGTTCTGATACAACACATCACGCAGGCCTTGATTCACGCCTAGAGGTTGGAATTCACCAGTGGTGGCGTTCAAGTAACCAATCTGCAGAGCATTATCTATGACACCGCGGCGCAAGCCGGCTGGCGCAAACCATGGATAAGCCACAGCGTCGTTGCGGATTATGGTGCGCAACATCATGTGGCTGGGTGCTGTGACCACAATGTTGCCGGTGAGGTCTGTGGTGGTGCAACTTGGATAGAAAGCAGCCGAGTAGGCATCACCTTGTGCCAAATTGCCTTCACTGAACACCGTGCTAGATGAAACAACGCCAAAGTCTGAGTAGATGCTAGAGGCCGTGGCCCAGTTCACAATGTTTTCAGGATCCAGGCGCAGGGGTGTGTCTACTATGCTGAAGCCAGTGTCACCACGATCAGCATTCAACACTCGCAGGTTGGGAGCCAATTCTGGATAGCTGGTGCAGGCCAGTAAATTGAACTGTGCTTGCTGTTCACGCAGAGTGGAACTGCTATCTATAGCTGCACGCAAGGCCTTGACGATCAAGAAACGCTGCGCCTTGCGACCCATGTTGGGGCTACCATCGGCATTGTTGGCGCTGGCCGTGAGCCAGGTATTGGTTTGGCTGGGCAATGTCTCATTTGGAAAATCTGTGGCATTGAAATAATTGGCCTGGAAGCTCTTGACGTTGAAGCCACTACGACGTGTGTTCCACAACAGCATGCCTTCGGGATACAACAAAGGATCTGGTGCATCAAGATCTACATAATCGCTCAATATCAGCGGATCAGTGCCAGTGGCTATAGGCGGAATAGGAGCTGTCACAGGATTTGTGGTTCCGTTAGGTGCCCACCGAGCATCTGCAAACAACACACCATTGATGGTGGTTTGATCAGCGTTGTCTATAGCCACCCACTGATCTTCACTGTCCACGCTCTGCCAGCGATACATCTTGGGATAGTTTTCTAAGTCGCTGGTGTCAATCCAGAGATCACCGTAGACCAATGGGCTTTCGGCTGAATCAGTCTGTGTGGTAGGTGCTGTGGCACTGAATATAGGACCATCAGCGTTGGTAGTGCTAAGGTTGTACCCACGGACATCGCTGGTGACCATTTGATAGCCCATCCAGGCACCATTGTTTTGAATCATGATGTCAGCCGTGGTAGCATCACTGTAGTACCAATAGGTTCCAGTGGCAGGATTCACACTAGGTGCGCTGTCGCTGGCTGTGTAAGTAAACGTTGGTGAGCCTACCCAGTTGCTGAGAATCAGGCCAGTGGCCACCCCATCAACATAGTTGTCTCTGACACCTGTGACAGTGTTGTCAAATCCAGCATCAGCCAAGGGACTGTTGGCGCCATCTACTAGATAGATATCTCCGCCGGTGGAATGTGTGAAAACTATGGCACCCGAGCTGTTGATGTCTGCGCTGACTGGTGCATTCAATCCAACTGCGGCACTGACCGCGCTGATAAAGTCAGCTGACGTGGTACCAGTAATTGTTGCAGTTACCGGCGTGGTCACTGTGGCAGTTCCTGCTTCTGTATAAGCAATAGTAAATGTGGAACTGGTAACAAATGTGGGATTGACTTCGCTGCCTGTGATTATGGTGTCACCAGTGGCCAGGCGTGAAAGTATCAAAAAGCTCGAAGTCAGACTGTCCAAAGGATTTATCTGTGCATAGGTTGTACCCACTGCCAGAGTTTGTCCACCGCTCGACGGAGCCAGGCCATATAATGCCGCAGCATCTGAATCATACACTGGACAGGTCTGCAAAACAAAAGCTCCCAAGGTGCTGTCGTATCTTTTTATCTGTATCAACATGCCTTGGTTTACTGCATTGGTTTGTTGGAATACGCTGCCGGTTGGAGCGCCGCCGCCCACAGGACTTGGTGTGGAACTTGTTGTTCTCCAGTTTGGAACAGCAAAGTTGGCTCCGTAGGCATAGATTGGAGCACTATAGGTTTTGCCTGTGATACCCAAGGTAGCCAAAGGTGTTCCGGTATAGTTCAATATCTGTATGATTCCATTGCCGTCTTCGGTACTGCCATCAGATGTGGCCGAACTGTCAGCAAACACTTGCAGTTTACCGCCTACATTGGCTGCGTAAACTCCAGTAATAGCCAAAGTATTGATTTGATTGGCCAAGGTGGTCACTGTGTTGTAGGTAGATGTGGATATAACCACACCGTTGATTTCTATGCTTCCAGCACCAATTGTGGTGGGTGCCAATGTTCCTGCCACTGTGGGCCAAGCTGTTTTCCAGTCGTCACTGCCAACTTGCACCCAGGTATTGAACAACGAACTCAAATAAGTTGAGTTGGTTTGACTGGCTGTTGCACCGCCACGTTTGTAGTAAGTCGGATTGTACACGTTTGTGGCTACCACTGCGTAGTTGCCTATGCTGCCGAAGCTGTCCAAAGGCACAGTTGTGGACGGTTGTAGATTTGCTGTGTCGGTAATAACACTGGCTGTTTTTTTGGTAAATGCCGATGTGGCCTGATTCCATTCATTGATACCGTAGGTGCTGTTGGCTGTGTCAAACCAGACGGTGTTGTTTAAGGGAGCACCAGTGGGACGTGTCAAGCTGGCTGTGAGTGCAGCTAAATCAACATCGGCACGCATGACATAGGCCAAGTTGCTGGCGCCCAGTGCGGAATAAGCAGCCAACAAACCGTATTCGTTAAGCTCATAGCCATTGATGGGTGTTCCTGCTGTGGTGTTGTAAAAGAACGGTACACCAAACGTGCTCAGCAAGTCACGTTGGCTGGTCATCAAATAGACCTTGCCAGCATTGGCAGCCAGAGTTCCTGGAGCTATGCCGGTGCCTGCGCCAGAAACTTTATTCTCTGCTGTAGCCAGCAAGATAAATGGCACCGAACCAGCAGCAGCTGGTGTGTAGTTGCTTTGGTCAATTACACTGACTTGTACACCTGGGGATAGTAAGGCCATAACCGATTCCTCTTTGTTTAATAATGATATTTATCGGTTGGATCAAAAAACTACCAGTTAGGAATGCCTTTATAAAGGTCCGTATGGCTAAATATGCTTATGACCAGACCCGTGTGCCCCGACTGCAAGCAAAGACCTCGAGCAGTGTGTTATCACAAATACGACAGGATTTACTATCGAAGTCGGTGTACACAATGTTTACGCCGATTGCAAGGCAAACCTGTGCCACGGATGCGTTGGCAGTTGGATGGGTATAAAAAGAAAACGGTGTGCGACCGTTGTGGATTCCGAGCCAAATATTCAGCCCAACTACAGGTATTTCATGTAGATGGAGATCTCAACAACAGCAGTTTGCGTAATTTAAAAACTATATGTCAAAATTGTGCTGTTGAAATCAAGAAGTCGGATCAGCGTTGGGCCCCAGGAGATCTTGAACCAGACCTGTGATTTGACGGTACAAGTGATCCAGACTACCGTTGTTGTCTAGCACAGCATCAAATTCAGTGCCAATCCAGGCAGTTTCGCTGGCGTGTATGTTGTAGCGTTCCAAGGCTATTTTTGCCGTGGTCCAGGTCATATTGTGTGGGCCTGAATTCACTGTTTCTGCAAGGTGATACCACTCTGGATCCGTGCCACGATGCACTCTTATAACCAAGCCACCAGCACGTTTGATAGCGGCGATTTCATTGGGGAAACGACAGTCCGATATGACCACATCATCGGTGGTTTTACGCAGTTTGTTTTCCAAGCTGGCTATCCAAGTATTGTCATGAAACCCTCTGCGCACCACTTCGGTGCCCCAGTATTGCAACACCCAACGTGGAGTGAGATCGGGCATGCCCAGTCGGTCTGCCCACCATGGATCCACTTGCTCACGCCAGGCTCGACTGTGCTTGGTACGCCCTTCTAACAGTTCACGATCCCAGCCAAACACTGAGCTCACCGCATCTTTTAGTGTGTTGGCAAAACTTTCTCGACGGAATTGATGTATGTTTACTAGATAGTCTGCTATGGTGTCTTTTCCTGCACCAATAAGTCCGCATACGCCAATGATCATCTGATTTCCTTTACGTTTAAATGTCTAAATGTGGCCTGCAACATGTCGATCTGCCTGCGACAGTCTTCCAGAGCATGATGACTGGTAGGCGGCTTGGGCAGTTCGGGCCACAGGCTGTA